TGTTGTAAATTGAATATGACCATTAGCACCATCTTCAAGAGTTATGTTTCCAGCATTTGTACCATTGTTAGTATTTAAGATTAAATCTCCTGTGCCTTGTGTGGTTAGAGTTGCGTTTGCATTGTTATCTCCAATCTGTACTGTATCAGCACCTAAATTTACATCTCCTGTACCATTAGGAATAATATCAATATCTGCATTTGATGTAGAAACTATATCATTTCCATTTACATCTAAATTGCCACCAAGTTGAGGAGAAGTATCATTAACTAAATCTGAAGCAACTGCACTATCTTGAAAATCAACTGTATTAGCTGTAAAATTAATAGTGGCTAAAGTTATATCATCTGCCCCATCATAGAATTTTAAAAGTTGGGCTGTTGCTGCACCTGAAGTATCTAGCCAAATCGTACCAGCTACTGCTGAACTTGGTCTTGATGAACCTGAATTAGATGAATTAATAGCATCAAGAACACCATTTATATTTGTTCTAAAAGCTGGAAATGAACTATTTTCTATATCGTAATCATGTTGTGCCATAATTGTTTTATACTCCTTTTAAAATCCTTTTGCAATAAAATCAAATGTTCTAGATACATTTGTTCCACTTGAATTTTTAAATAAAACATCAAATCCATTAACTGTTTTATTAGATACTGTAAAGAAATCTCCAGTTGCCATATCTTCGCCTGTAATTCCAACTGCATAATTAACACTTTTATATGGATTTGTAAATGTTACAGTTTTAGTTCCAGCACCAGATTCTATATCATTACCACTAAATATTCTATCAGGCATATCTATTGTAACTGTTACTTCTGATACAACAGGAGTGGAAGCACCATCTGTTGAAGTTAAAACAACTCTAAATTTTAAATATCTTGCTGTGTAGTTGCCTATAACAAAATTTTGAAAAGCAGTATAAGTAGAGTTATCATCACTTGTAGCAATTTCTAAATGTGCATCACAATTAGCTGGTGTATCTCCATCAAAGTTAGAAGAAGCTGAATCAAATAATCCTGATCTATTATCAAACAAGTCATCTGGATTGTCTGATGATTGAGTTAAAGTAGCTGTAATTCTTACTGTATGTTTTGCACCTATATCAATTACATCTGCAAACAAATAATTACCACTTGTAAAAAAATCAGCATTAGCAACACCAGAATCAAAAAATCTAGTTGTTTCATCGTCAAAATTTCCACTAGCTGCATCAAATAATTCTGATGAATCTAACTCAATAGCATCATCTGTAATAACTGTATTTGTTAAAGTTCCAGCAAATGTAGGGTGTTCAGATTGAGTTGCTACTGCATTATGATTAACTACATTTGTTACATTAGAAATAATAGCTGTTGCATTAGAACTTGCATTACCTAATTTATCAAAGGCTTTTATAAGATAAGTTCCAGCCCTAGCTGGTACAGAAATTGAAGTTGCTGGTCTTGATACTTTAGAAACTAAATTAACCGAGTTTTGCCAATCAGCAGTTCCATCAGTATCTGTTGCATATCTAATTTGATAAAATGCTAAATCTAAATCAGGTATTTGTGTCCAACTTAAATGTGCTTCTTGTCCTACAATATTACAAGAAAAGTCTGTTACATCACTAGGTGGCTCAATAGCACCTACAATAGTTCTTTGTGCAGATACATAAGTAGATGATACTCCTAATGTGTTAACTGCTTTTACTCTTACATCATAAGTTGATTGGTCAATTACATTTAAGACTCTGTGATTTAATCCTGAACCTTGTGCATAAATAATAAAATCTGAATCTGTACTTAATTTGTATTCTACCTGGTAAAAATCAACAAAGCTATCAGGAGAAGCACCAATTGTTATATTCATCGCCACTATGACAGTGCCGTCATTATATTCAATTAATTCATCAGATAATGTAACACTAGCTGGTGGTTGGATAGTAAATGGATTAGGTAAATTAGTAGATGGTACTGCTGCTGCTTGTGTTTTGGTTGCCCAAGTATAATGTGAATTTTGATGCTCTACTAAATCTAAACCTAAAGTAAAATCAGGGTTAAATTTTATTGCTAATATTCTAAATGGTTTTGAAGAATATCCTAAAGAACTGTGGCTAATATTTACAATTTCTCCAATAGATAAATCATAAGCATTAAAAGCAACATTAATAGAAAGCCTTGCTGAATCTCTAGTTCTTCTTAAAATAACTTCAGCCATTTCTTCTGCTTGATATGTGCTTGTTATAACTTTGCCTACATCAAATCTACCCTCTAATAAAAAACCACCATCATCTGATTTCATAGTTGCGTGTCTATCTGCACTTGGTAATCCACTATCATCTATTGGTGGAAATTGAACTTCATCTACCTGAAAATTTCTATCAGGATTAACATAACTAACAATAACTCTATTATACTTTTCGTTTTTAGCTGGAGAGGATAAATTGTATCCACCTATAATATCATCTTCTGTTAATGTAATAGATGCAGTTCCAGTTGTTTCTATAATTAAATTATATTTTCCTTGTGTATATGGTAAATAACCTCTGCAACCTTTTAATAACTCTCTTACATTTTCTATTATTTTTTTAGATGTATCTAATACAGCATTTGTGTCAAAAATATTTATATCACTAGCACCTGAATATGGTGTTACTTGTGTTACACAAACTTGTGAGGCATCATAAAAAGATTGTAAGTCTATTTCAGAAGTAGGAATACCCTTACCATATCTTTCATTTCTTAAATAATCTAATAAACAAAAAGCTGGATTTGTAGAAAATGATGCAGTTTGTTCTGATAAGTTAGATGCTAATGTAACAACTTTTTTACCTTTTATTTTTGCTTGAACTTTTGGTATCCCTGTAAAAACATCTTGATTCCATTTAAACCTTAAAGCTAAATAACACAAACCAGATAATTTATGATTACTTCCCCAGTTTGATAATGTTGATAATAAAGATGATGCTGATTGACCATCTGAACCAAAATGAGGTTCTACTCTAATTAAACTTTCACTATCTTTAAAAAATGTACTATCTCCACTTCCTACTTCTACTTCTGTTCCATCTGATAAAGCACTTGCCCAAGTAACAGCAGTATCATTAACTCTTATTTCTTCTATTGAGTTTATTTCTCCCTCTGACATAACGATTGCCATATATAAGTAAGTATTATCTGTTCCTGAAGTTTCCATAAAAACTCTAGTTCCACCTACGAGTCTTTCCCCATATACAACAGGAATATTTGCATCATTACTTTGTTTATTTAATAAAACTCCTTTTTCAAAATCATCAAATTCATTAGTTCCAAAGTCAGATATTTCAGGAATTTTTGGTCTAAATATCCAAGCAATAGCAATAGTGGCAATTAAAGTAACAACAGGATTAGCATTAGTAAAAAAACTAACTGCAGCTCTAAAAACACCACCTATGCTAAAAAATGATTTAATTTTTGTTTTCTTAATAGGTAATCCAGCACCACCATATTGTTTTAAAAGTTTTTCTTCTCGTTTATTTATGTAAGCAAGAAACTCGCCTTTAGGTGCGTGTTTGTTAAGTATTTTTTTTGCTACTTTAATTAATATTTTTTCAAACCATTTAAACATTAATCTCTACCCCATCTAATATCTAAGACAGTTTCTGAAGAAAAATCCATACCTACATCTGTACTAAAAAATCTTTGTTGTGATGTATTGTTTGTTTTACGACCATTCTTTTTTTCAAAGTCTGCCCAATGTGATACTACTGTTATATTAACAAAACTACTTTTAGTTGTTTCTTGTATTGCAAAATTTTCTATATTTCCTTTATATAAAAGAAATGGATCAGCTATTATAGCATTAGAAGAATCTAATAATCCTCTATGTATTGTTACAACATCATTAGTTACATTTTCTCCTAAAACAGTTGATATAAATGTTTGATCTGCACCAGATAAAGATATTGATAAACTTGATTTTGTTAAATCAATTTCCTCTGTAAAATCAGAAATACCAATAATAAAATCAGATGGGCTATAAGTTACACTTGAACCTGAAACAGAAGAAGTTAATGCAAAAGAACAATCAGTAAAATTTACTGGTGTTGAAAATCCAATAGTAAGTAAATGAAATGGTCTAATTTCATTTGTTGCTAATGCGTTCTTTATCGCTGTTGTTAGACTTCTGCTCATATTCTTCGTAAGTTGTTTGTGTTACACTTTCTGAACCTTTTAACATAGTATATTCAAATTTGCTATTAGGTTTCTTATACTCTTTTAGATCATTAATATTACTATCAATTTCATCTTCATTGACAATAGC